AAGTGGAGATGGTGGAACTGGAACTACATCAACCATAACAGGTACTAGCCTTGCCTTTGCTGGTGGTGGAGGCGGTGGAACATTTACTTCTGGTCAAACTGCTGGAGCAGGAACATCTGGTGGTGGTAATGGTGGATTACTATTACCTGGATCAAATGGAACTACCAACACAGGTGGCGGCGGTGGTGGTGGCGGATATTCAGGTACATCTTATCAAGGTGGCGGTAATGGTGGATCAGGAATTGTAATAATCCAATGGTAAAAATCTATCAACTCTACGGCATAGATACTGCTTTTCAATTACTTAGACCAGGTGCTAAGTGGCAGATCAGCAACCGCAACATCACTTTGTGGGAAGACCCAAGACCATGCCCTACATGGGAAGAATTGGATGCAACGATGGAAAAAATAAAGGCTTTTGAAGACTCTATTAACACCATTTGGACAGACGAACAGATCAAAGAATTAGGGGGAACATAATGGATATAACCCAAGAATTCTTAAAAGAACATTTTGAGTGCCAAGATGGTCATTTAATTATTAAAAAAACAAATGCTATTAAAACAGAAACTCCAATAACAAAAAGCCACAGATACCATAGAACAATTATAAAAGGAAAGGTATATTCAATTCATAGATTGGTATTTTTGTATCATCATGGTTATTTACCAAAGATAATTGACCATATAGATAACGATAGAACCAACAACAAAATTGAAAATTTGCGTGAATCTACACAACAACAAAATTGTATAAACAGAAAATTAGCCAAAAACAGTTCGTCTGGATACAAAAATGTTTATTGGAATACTGCCATGTGCAAATGGATTGTTTGTTTTTCAGTCAAAGCCAAAAGAAAAACTATTGGATATTTTGATGATTTAGAATTTGCCGATTTGGTAGCTATTGAAGCAAGAAATTTATATCATGGGGCTTATGCCCGTCATTGTTAAGGAGAATATATCATCGCACACTTTGCAGAATTAGACTCAAACAATGTTGTAAAACAGGTGATTGTTGTTAGCAACGCAGACACTTCGACAGCTCAAGGTGAAGAAAAAGAATCAATTGGCATTGCTTTTTGTGAACGTTTGCTTGGTGGCACTTGGGTAAAAACAAGCTACAACGCAACAATCAGAAAGAATTACGCGGGAATTGGCTACACTTTCGACAAAGATCGAGATGCTTTCATACCTCCCAAACCCTACAACTCTTGGGTATTAGACGAAAACACTTGTTTGTGGAACGCACCTGTGGCTTTGCCTAGTGATGCTGGTACTGGTGAACCTCCAAAAATGTACACATGGGATGAAACCACAACCAATTGGGTTGCCGCATGAAATGGCGAATTGACGAAATAGAAGCACAAGATGGCGTTATCACGGCCGTCAAGTACCATATTTCTCATGTGGAAAATGACCAATTGGTTGAATCTGAGGGCAATTGGACATTTAGAAATCCACACGAAGATGTGCCATTTGACACAGTTACAGAAGAACTTGTCATCAGCTGGGTACAAGAAGACGAAATTATTAATGGAATTCCTGTGATATCAGGAAGAATCCTAGAGCAACACAAAGAATTGGCAAAAGAAAAGGTCGTAGCGCCTTGGAAACCTCAAATATTCATTCTTAATATAAAAGGATAATCCATGACTGCGCCAATTGACATCATTACTTCTGCTTTAAAAGACATTGGTGCGTTGGCTGCGGGTGAAACACCAACGCCTGAAGCTGCTCAAGATGCGTTCATTATGATGAACCGCATGATTGACCAATGGTCCAATGAGCAAATGATGGTGTTCTATAAGACAGAAATCATCTACACATTAACACCTGGTCAGACCCAATACACGATTGGCCCTGGCGGTGAAATTGGTTCGGTGTTTACTGGCTCAATAACCAATAACGTTTTGACAGTATCTGCTATTACGTCAGGTGCTATTTCTTTGGGCATGACGATCACAGGAACTGGTGTACAGACCGGCACTAAGATTACTGGCTTTTTGACTGGTGCGGGTGGTAACGTCAATGAGGTTGGTACATACCAACTTAATATTTCTCAGAACGTGAGCTCAACAACCATCAACGCTTTCTATCAGCGCCCACTCAGCATCAATTCGGCCTTTGTACGCATTAATACATCACAAAGCGGTGTTCCTATTCTGAACGGCGGTTTGGACTATCCTGTGGCCATTCTGAACGTTGAAGACTATGAAATGATTGGTCTGAAGACTTTGAACGGACCTTGGCCAAAGGCTTTGTACTATCAACCCACAGAAACGCTTGGTAATTTGTTTGTTTGGCCAAACCCAGCCCAGGGCGAAATGCACATTTTTGCCGATACATTGTTCAGCCAATACACCTCAATCAATGACACAATGTTGCTGCCACAAGGCTTTGAAAGTTGCCTAGAATGGTGTTTAGCAGAACGTTTGATGCCCCAGTATGGTAAGGCCAGCGCCACTCAAATTCAAATGGTTAACGCCTTTGCAGCACAGGGCAAGAGCACATTAAAGCGCACAAACATGAAACCAGTACAAACTGCAAGATACTCAGATGCGTTGCTAATGAGTAGGGCAAAAGATGCTGGTTGGATTTTGACCGGCGGCTTCCTACGTTAAGGATAATAAATGCCCGATTTTGGATTTGTAGGCGCGAGTTATACGGCTCAATCCATCTACCAAGATGCGAGCGAGTGTATAAACTTCATCCCAGAAATTGATCCTACATTACCACAGGGATCAAGAGGGGTAGTTGCGCTTTATCCAACGCCAGGTTTGACCACTCAGGTTGTGCTACCCGCTGGTGCAGAAATTAGAGGTATGCGTACACTATCAGGTGGCAATCAAATGATTGCAGTCTGTGGCGCATACGTCTATGTTTTGTCTAGCACATTGACACCCCAGATTGTTGGTATTCTTAATTCCAGTTCTGGTCGTGTTGGTATTACAGATAATGGCTTAAATTGTTACATTGTTGATGGTACTTATCGGTATACATGGAGAATTACAACTCCTACAACGGCTATTTTTACAGGTTCTATATCAGGAACTACGTTAACAATCACTAACTTACAAAGCGGTACTGTTGCTGCTGGACAAGTGCTATTTGGTGTTGGCGTGTCTCAAGAAACTGTTATCCTTAGTGGTTCTGGCAGTACTTGGACTATCAATATTTCTCAGACTGTAAGCGCTACGCTCATGAATAGCGCCACAACAACCAGTTTTACAGGGTTAATTACCACTGGTTCTACAAATGCTAATCTAGCTACAACAGCTAATTTGTACCTTGGCCAGACGATCCAAGGCGCAGGTATTCCTGTAGATACCATCATTACTGCTATTGGAACGCCCTCTGGAGGGTTTAATAATTACACTTTATCTAGCAATACGGCTATAGCTACTGAAACTATGTATGCGCTAGATTTCACTGTTTTACCAGCATCTGATGGGGCATTCAGCGGTGCTAACTCGGTAGACATCATTGACAACTACTTTGTCTACAACCGGCCTAATACGCAGCAATTTGGTGCTTCAGACGCATTAAGTCCTATTTCTCAGCAGTTATCGTTCGGGTCTAAAGATGGATCACCTGATAACTTGGTTGCTTTAATTGTTGACCATCGAGAAATTTATTTGATGGGTGAGGCCAGTTCTGAGGTATGGGTAGATGCGGGTTTATTCCCTTTCCCATTCCAAAGGATACCTGGTACTTCAACTCAACACGGCATTGTTGCTCAATTTAGCGTGTCTAGGCTTGGCGATTCGTTTGCTTATTTGTCCAGAAACAATAGGGGACAAGGCCAAATCATGCAAATGAAAGGTTATATTCCGCAGAGGATTTCTACCCATGCCGTGGAGAACACACTAGCAAATCAAAATATTAGCGATGCTATTGCATGGACTTACCAACTAGAAGGCCATGAAGTTTATGTTATTTCGTTTCCTACTCTTAACCTCACATGGTGTTTTGACGTTGCCACTGGTTTGTGGCACAAATGGTTATATAACACGAATCAAAACCAATATCAAAGACACAGAGGGAACTGTTGTGCCGTATTTCAGGGAATGGTTCTGGTAGGTGACTATGCTAATGGTAAGATTTATGAGTTAGACAAGCTCAATTACACAGACGATGGCCAGTACATTAGACGTTTAAGACGAGCGCCCCATCTTGTTGCTGATTTCCAACGCCAGTTTTTTGATGAGTTACAGATTCAATTTGAGCCTGGCGTGGGTCAATATGGCTTGTCATTAAATACGGCTACGTTCTTATCTTCCCCTTACATCATTGCGGCTAATGCAACACTCACCATTGCAGCGCCCCAAACTGTTTACTTGGGTAATCAAAGTGCGGTTAATTCAAATACCCCAACGACCAATCCACAGGCCATGTTAAGGTGGTCAGATGATGGTGGAAGTACATGGAGTAATGAACATTGGACTACAATAGGAGCTATTGGTAGATATCAAAATCGTGCTATTTGGAGAAGATTGGGCACGGCTAGAGACAGAGTTTTTGAGGTTGTTGTGACCGATCCTGTCAAAGCCGTGATTGTTTCAGCAAATCTGAAGATGACTGGAGGTGAAAATTGAGTATTACAACCAACACCTCACAACTACAACCCTATCCACAAGCAGAGTTTTTAGATAAAAACACAAATCGGCCTACCAGGGCATGGCAACAATTCTTTTTGAATTTGTTGAACTTTTCCTCGGCTACTACGGCAACAACTGGATCAGCAACGCTTCCAGCAAATCCTGTAGGGTTTATCAATATAACTGTAAATGGCAAGGCATTCAAAGTGCCCTATTACAATGTATGAGGGGAAGTAATGGATTTATCAACAGTCAATAGTGCGGTAAATGATGCGGCTGCTGGTCTACCAGCGGGCTGGACTCAGTTTATTAATAACAACATTGGCACTTCTGGTGGTCAACAGGCTATTTTAGGTGCTGCTGCCCAATACGGGATTACCGATCCATCAGTAGTTTTAGGGTTGGTCAATTTAGCCACTAGCGCTAATACACAACAACCAACACCTCAACCAGTAGCACAAGGTACTCCATTAAATAATATTACGGCAGCACCACAGTTTGTAGCATCTGCTGCACCTGGTGCTGTAGGTACAACTTATGGCCAAGCTAGCACAGCACAAACACAAGCGGCCGCAACGGCAAACCCTGAGTTAGCGAGTGCGTTGACTAGCGGTACGGCAGCGGTTAATTATGATGCTGACACAGGAACATACAATTTAATTAACACTCAAACAGGTTCACCTATTGCTGGTAACTATCAGGTTCAAGTAGGCCCTAATGGAACTGGTATCAACATTCCTAGCGGAAATGGAATGATCCAAGTCACAGCGCAAACTGATAATAATGGCACAATTGCTCCTGTAACCGCTTCAAATGTTTTAAACGTAGGCGTTAATCAAGGTGCTGGTGGTTTTGCGGGTGGAACAGGCACAATAATGGCTGCAGCAGAACCTATTCTTGCAGTTACTGCACCAGCTTTAATACCTTACATTGCAGCATACAACGCAGCTGACGCAACCAATAAAGGAAATTATGGCGCTGCTCTTGTCAACGCTGCTATTTCTTATGCAGGATTTAATCCTGATTCACCATTGGTTCAAGCGGTTTCAAGCGGTCAACCAGTTAATCCTGATGCCCCAGCCAGTAACCCAACATCTGGAACACCAGCTGATACAGGAACAACATTAAGTAATGTAGGAAATGTACCTCCAACAGATTACTCTTTACAAAACCAAGCCCCAATAGCTTCAACAGTAGCACCGACAGTATCTACTGCTGGTACAACACCAGTTGATTATTCTTTAACTTCTGGCTTACCACCACAAACTAACGCTTATTCAGGTAATGGTTTAAATGTTGGAGTAGGACAAGGCGTACCATCTGCAACTAATCCATTATTTGATACAAGCATTGTTAATCCAGCGACTGGTTTAGCAAATGGATTAGGCGTTCAACCAAGCGGATCAACAAACCTAGCATCTATGGGTGGTGGTCAAGGTTTAACAACTGCGACAACAGTAGGTACTGGTACAACACCTAACGCTGTATTAGGTGGTGCGGGTGTAACTCCCACAGGTACTGGAGGTTTACCAATCAACCCAGCTACTGGACAAACGTTAGGGACTGCTGCTTCTCAAATTACAAGCCCAGTTATACAACCTACAATCAATCCTTATACTGGGGCTGAAATTGTCCCCACAACAGACACAACTGTTAACCCGAGCTATACATTAGGTAATCCAGCACCAGCATCTACTGGAACAGGTTTAAATGTTTCACAAAACCCTGGTGTTCCATCTGCGACTAATCCATTATTCAATACCACAACAGTTAATCCAGCAACTGGATTAACCAATGGTCTTGGATTGCAACCATCAGGTTCAACAAATCTAGCATCAATGGGTGGTGGGCAAGGTATTACAGCAGCGGCTAATACAGGTTCATCTGGAACGCCTACTGGAGTTGTTGGTGCTGCTGGAGTTACACCTTATGGAACAGGTGGTTTACCAGTAAATACATTAACTGGTCAAACGCTAGGACAAGCTGTAACTAATGTAAATACAGGCGTTACAACTCCTAGTTCAGCAATTTTGAATGGAACTGGTAATGTAGTTGGTACAGTACCAGGTAGTACAACGCCGACTACTACTACTCCAGCAGCCGCTGCCACAGGTGCTGCCACAGGTGCTGCTGCTGCAGGAACGGGTTTAACGACTGGACAAGCTATTGCTCTTGGTATACCAGCAGCTGCCGCAACACTTGGAACAATAGGTACTAATAATGCAATTTCTAATGCTGCAAGTAACCAAGCTGCTGCAGGTCAAAATGCACAAAATACGTTACTTAATTTGTATAACCAACAATTAGGTTTTCAAGCACCATATCAAACAGCTGGCAATCAGGCGGCCACTACTTTAAGTTCAGCGCCTACACAAAGTTATTTAACAAACCAGTTTAATAACCAAGACTTAAACGCTCAATTAGCACCTAATTATGCTTTCCAACTTCAACAAGGTTTAGGTCAAGCACAAAATGCTGCTAATGTTGGTGGTGGATTGTTGTCTGGTAACACATTACAAGGTTTGAATACTTACGCACAAAATTATGCCCAAGGCGCATATCAAAATGCGTTTAACAACTATCAAACACAACGTCAAAACATCTATCAAAACTTGGCTGGTCAAGCTGGCATTGGTCAGACTGCGAACCAACAACTCAGTTCTTTGGGTGGCACTTTGGCCAATACTTACGGAAATATCACAACTGGTTTGGCTGCATCTGCTGCTGGAGCACAAACGGCACAAGCGGTAAACAATGCAAATCTATTAAGCAATTTGGCAAACACGGCTACTGTTGCCGCTTTAGCATAAGGATAAATGATGCCAGTATTTACAGATTATCCAACAACAAAACAAACGTCATTGAATGACATACTAGGCCCATTGTCTAGTATGCAACAGTATCAGCAACAAAAACAGTTGTATCCAGTACAACTTGAAGCTGCTCGGTTACAACTGCAACAAGCTCAACAAATGAACCCATTGGCTTTGCAAAAAGCACAAATGGAAATTGAACAATCAAAACAGACAAATCCTTTAGATGTTTTAACTAAACAACTTGCAGCCCAAAAAGCACAAGGTACTTTACAACCTGAAATTACACAATCTGAAGAAGCGGCTAAACAAGCCAAAATTGCTACACAACAAAGTCAATTTGCCTACGACAAAGATTACAACAAAGAAATTAATCAAATCATTGGTGGATATAAAAACGATCCTAGACTTAAAAGCGGTAATCCTAAAGAAATTTATGGTGTTGTTAAAGACGCAGAAGACCAAGTAAAACAATTAACAAAAAGCGATCCTGAAGGAGAATTAAAAACAGAATTGCGTTTTGCCCCCATTAAAAACCTTGTTGCATCAGGCAAGCACGATAAAGTGGATCAGGTGTTTGCTAACCTTATCCAAACTGGAATTAGCCCAACATCACAACAACAATTACAAACACCACAACTTACGTCAGTTGGAGGTGCGCCAGCTACTTTCACATCTGCTACAGGTACTGCTGCTCCATTAAATATCAACCAACCTCAAGGTTCACCACAAGGTGGGCCACAAGGTGGACCTTTGCCCCCAGGCTTTGGTATGCCACAAGGTATGCCTGGTATGGCACAAAACCCATCACAAGGCGTAACACCTACACAGATGACGTTACCCTATCCCAAGCGTAGTGCGGGTGACATTAGACCCTATGCGCCTAATGAGCAAGTTGACCAAGAAAATGGCGTTAAATATAGAAACAATTTAACTTCAAGACAAACTGATTTATCTAGTGCTAGACGTAATCTTGATGAAGTTATTAAAGCAGCAAGCACAATTGAAAAAGAAGATTTGTTTACTAGCGGAGCAATGGGAGCATTAGAACGTAACATTAAAGGATTTTTAGGTGATCCAAAATATAAACAACTAAGCAAAGATTTGGCCAATGTACAAATTGGTAATATTCGAGCAATGGGCGGTTCATTGGATACTGTTGCTGGTCAGCAGTTAGAGAAAATGGCTAATGGTGACGAGACATATCCTCCAGAAATTCTAAAGAATATTGCTAGACGCACTTACGCTGATATCACAAATATTGATATGCAAGCCACGGCAGCGTCTAAATTTGCTCAGAAGTATGGTGATAACAACCTTAACGCATTTAAGCGCCTATGGGCTAATAATGCCGATTCAAAGGTATTTGAGGCCATCAGTATCTTCCAAAATGTCAATGATCCTAAAAAACGTGCTGAAGAAATCAATAATTTGTTTGGAAATGATCCAAAACTTAGACAACATTATTTTGAAAAGTACAATAACATTAAGAAATTGACTGAAACTGGGGAACTTTGATGGATGAATTAGGCGATTTAATCCTCGGTGAAAAGCCCAAGGTTGCACAACCTAATCTTGTCGCACCTAAAAAAAGCACAATGAGTGGCTTAAATCCTCAATTCCAACCTAAGCAAGAACAACCTGATGAATTAGGCCAATTAATACTAAATCCATCGGCTGAACAAGCATCAAAAGAACCCAGTCTTTATGAAAAAGCAATAGGTGCTGGAGAGGTTGGATTGGGTGCGCTTACTGGATTGATTTCAGTTCCTTTAAGCGGTGTTGTTGGTATTGGTGCTAATTTGGCTAGCGGTAAATTTGGTACGCAAGCAGGTATTAAAGAAGCTGAAAAAGCAGCGGCTGAAACTCAACAAGCATTAACATATCAACCAAAAACACCTGCTGGCCAAGATTACACACAACAACTGCAAAGTTTGTTTGAAGCTAGCAAAGCACCGCCCATATTGCCAGAAGCGCAAGGGCTAATGTCTCAGCGTGCAAAGTTACCTACTTTACCCAAAGTACGCATGGAGACTATGGCTAAATCTATGATGGGTGGTTTGCAAAGTGCTGGCGCAGCTGCTTCAGAATTGCCAACAACCATTAAAGCTGAACTAGCAACTGCTCCAGAACATTTAAAACAAGCATACGCAAATGTGCCTGAATCAAATTTAAGCCCACATGATTTGCAATATATTAAAACTCATAAACTTTTTAATAAGTTTAATGATGCCCCAACTGAAGGTCAGGCGTTGCAAGACCCAAGGATTATGTCTGAGGAATACAACGCACAAAATAAACCTGGCAATGAAGATTTGCATAAGAAATTTGCGGAACGTGATCAAAAGGTCATTAACGCAATTGAAGAAACAAAACAAAAAATAACCCCTGATGTTTTTGAGACAACGCCACAAGGTGCTGCAAATTTAGCATTAGAAAAGTTAGTATCTAATGACAATGCAAGATTACAGGACATTAGTCAAAAATACCAAAAGTTTGCGGATTCTAATGGTGGTGAATTGCCCGTTGCTGGTAAGTCAATTGTTGATTTGGCTAACAAAAACCTAGAAGAAATAGGTCGTGATGAATTTGTACCTGCTGAAATTAAAAATATATTGAAAAAGATTGAAAATTTAGATTCAATACCATATAAAAAGTATGAGCAATACCGAACTATTTTATCGACCGCACAAAGAGCAACCAAAGACGGAAATGTTAAAGCTGCAATAGGCGCAATTAGAGACGCTTTTGAATCTATTCCTATGGAAGAAGGAACGGCAGAACAAAAAGCCCTTGCTGATGATGCAAGAAGGGCGTTTAAAGCTAGAAAAGATTTAATTGAATCTAATCCAGCTTATAAAACTGCGGTAGAAGGTGATATTAGGACAGAAGAAGAAAAGGCTGCCAATTTACCACATCCTGCTGCTAGCACTTTTATTGATAAACACTACAGCGACAAAACATCACAAGTAATTTTAAATAGATTAATTGATGAAATTGGTCGCAACTCTCCTGAACATCAAGGATTAAATTCTGCATTAATTGACAAAATGAAAAGTCAAGCGGGTGTTAGAGATAACAAGGGAAAGCCTAGTCAAGCGGCAATTAACAAATTTGTTTATGACCCAATAAAAGGGTATGCAAGCAATTTGCCTACAATGCTTGGTCCTGAAAATCTCAAAGAATTACATGATGTTGCTGATTACGCAAGAATGACAGACCATACTGCAATACCTGGCAGTTATGCCAATGTAAGCAAATCAGGTATGGTTGTTAATGCTGGACCAATAGGCCAAGCATTTGAAAAGGCTGGATCATTGGCTGCAAGTGCTTTAGAACAAGGTGTTAACCTCAAAACAGGATTACCTGCGGGAACTTTGGCTAGATCATTTCTTAAGGGCAGAGCAGAAGAAAAAGCGGCGGCTGCTTTAAAAGCAGAACAAGAGGCAAAACTCAGACAAACTCTGAATCCTAAACCACCATCTAAACTTTCAGATATAGGAAAACAATAATGAGCGTCAACCTTTCACCTGTAGGAAATGGCTTCCAATTCCTATCTTCCACAACCCCTAATATCCCTTTGGCTGGCGGGGATATTTATACTTACCAAGCTGGATCAAGTACGCCTTTGGCCACTTATACCGACAGTTCTGGTGCAACCGCAAACACAAATCCTATTGTTTTAGGCACAGATGGTCGGCCGCCAAACGAAATTTGGTTTTTAAGCGGTTACAACTACAAGTTTGTTTTAACTGATTCTTCTAATAACACAATACAAACTTTAGATAACCTTTATGGAATTATTGGAACAACTCCATCGGTTTCTGCAGTACCTAGTGGCGGTATTATTATGTGGTCTGGGTCTATCGGCTCTATTCCTACTGGTTATGTGCTTTGTAACGGCTCTAATGGTACTCCTGATCTGCGGGATAGGTTTGTTGTTGGCGCTGGCAATTCCTATTCTGTCGGTAACAATGGCGGGTTTGCTAGTAGCGGAGTTGTGACCAGCTCTGGGACTAATAATCCCTTGTATTACGCACTAGCATTTATCCAAAAAACATGAGCAATACTGAACAAGACTTGGCCGTTCATGTTGCGGTCTGTGACGAACGTTATAGACGCATAGAACAATGTTTGCGAGATGGCGAACGGCGCATGACAAAGATTGAATACTTGATTTATGGCGTGATGCTATTGGTTTTACTTGGTCCTGGCGTTGCCGGGGCGTTCTTTCACAAATTCTTTGGGTTATAAAAATTGATCCATTCACCCTTGTCGCTTTGGCAACTTCAGCGTTTAAGTTGGTCAAAGAGTCCTGCGAGATGTACAAAGAAGGCAGGCAGTTCGTTGTTGATACGAAGAAGGAAATTGATGGGGTTATCAAGGATATCAAATCAGTCCAAAATGATGCAAAAGGTATTGTTGGGTTCTTCAGGAAATTGTTTGGTAACAAAGAAACGCCCCAAGTTAAGATTGGGCAAGATACTCCTAAAACTAAACAAAAAAAGAGGGTTGAATTTGATGAGAACCAAATTTATGCCCAAGTCGCAGATGCCCTCACCAAGTTCTTCCACGCTTACAACGGCTTAAAGAACTATGCTAAGGAACAAGAGGAAATTGCTATGACGGCTAGTGGCGAGGAAGGACAAGACATTGCGATCAAGTTGGTGATTGCCAACTTACAGATGGAAAAGTTAAACGAGGAAATGCGCGAGTACATGGTGTACCACGTTCCAGAAGAAATGAAAGATTTGTACAGCCGTGTAAACAAGATGGTTGGCCACATTGCTAATCAACAGGCTTTGGCTAGGAAAGCTGAACTAGACAAAAAGAGAAAGATAGCATGGCAAAAACGTCAACGAGCAGAGGAAATTCAGGACAAAATTCTAGTGGTGGTAATTACGGGTCTGATGATCGGGTGGTGCTGGATAATGCTGATGATCATTCGTTCTTCGTCATTGTTGTCGTGGCATTGATGGCGGTTATTTTGTTGTTTATTCCGATACTTTCTTGGATGTACATTGACATAAAAATGATGGAAATCAGGGTAAACAAAGCACTTGCAAAGATTGAAGGCAAATGAAATATCTGTTGTTATTATTACTGTTGACGGGTTGCGAGGATAGATACAGATATCTATGCCAAGACCCAGACCACTTTAATGACAAAGATTGCGTTCACCCAAAGTGCGAATTCAGTCAGACTTGCCCAGAATACCTGGTTGCGCCTGTTTTGGAGAAAAAGGTTGAACAAGTTAACAAGTGACGAAATTGAGGTTAGGGTATGGGCCATCGTGGTGTTGGCCATCACCGCTATTCTATTTTTCATTGTTGTTGCGCTTTTGTATTCGGTTACTTTTGTGGTGCAACCGATCAAAGCAATGGCCCCCATCGATCAAGCCTACACCAAGATGCTAAACGATATTGTTTTGCTAATCGTGGGCGCAATTGGTGGCGTGGCGGG